GGCTGGTCGGGATCAAGCACATCTTTACCCACCCGCAAGCCAGTCTTTACGCCATGCTGGACCTCAAACACGAGGTCTTCCAGCTTATAACGAAACCCGGTCCGGTCACATATACCGTATGCGCGTTTGCCACTGGCGTAAGCAGGCATTAGATAGCTCCCCTAAAAGGAACAACTTGCAGCGTAGCGCGGTCTTGATCTTCGTTCGCGGCCAAGAGGAACTGCGCTTCGTATTCCTGCTTTAACGGTACAACCCGATTTGCAAGTTCTGGCTTCTTCATAGCAATGTAATACGCCAAACCAGCCACAAGTGCTGGTACAAAACGGGGCGGTACAGAAGTCGAAGCAGCGTTAATACCGCTGTCGCTGGTTACGCTGTCTATGCCTTTGAGGCGATAGTACGCCAATGTGTATGTTTGCGTGCCGTCGGGTACGGGCCAGAGTGTTACCTGAACATCCGTAGCGTTACGCTGTACGTATATTTGCGAGGGCCGACCCGCAGTGTTCTTGTTACCCTGCTGCGAGTAAGTAGAAACACTCATACGGTCTATGTATGCGTCTAGCTGTGACACGCCTGTACCAGTACGCAGCTGGTGTTCAATCAGATCAATGGTGTCAGCGGGCATAGTGTATGTCGCTGTACCGGCAACCAACGGTATGGTGCCCGCTTCGATGGTGAACAAGTTCAATCCACGGTTCTGCCACTCTAACGTCATAATGTTGAGGCTACGACGGGCTGACTTAATATCATACCCCGTACGCATTTCGAGGCCCGCACGTTCGTACGCTTCCTCAAACAGTTCGTTTAGTACTGGTACAACTGTTGCCATTACGTAGCCTTCCTATACTTTGCAGTCTTCTTGGCGACCTTCTTAGGTTGCGCCGCAACCTGCTTACCCTTTTTAGTGGCAGCACGTTTGGTCTTTGTAGTAGCGGCATACTCTTTATCCGACAACGCCTTGATAGCTTTCTTCGGCAGATACCGCTCACCTGTAGCCTTTGGCCCCTGCGTCGATGGTTTACCAGACTTTGTCTGCCACTTCTGCTTGCCCCAGTCTTTAAGACTTTTTTGGCTTGGTTTTAACGCCATCTGCTTTAGCCTTTGCTGCTTTGCCCAAATCTTTATAATGCACTAATTTAGTGCTCGTCTTGCCGTGGGTCTTGCCTGTGTGCAACGAACCATCAGGCATCTTGTGTGTGCCGCCTTTATGGACAGTACCATCTTTTTTGTAATGCTTTACGCCTCTCACGATGTGTACCCTCCGCCTTTGGCTTTGTACTGTTTAGCAACCATCTGCGCCTTACGAGCGCTCCACTGACCCGGCGCACCACCCTTACCACCTGCTTTAACCTTGGCTACAAGGTTTTTACGCATAGTTGGCTTCGTGTAGTTTTTTGCGGCGTTGACCGTAGATTTCTTCTTGGGTGCCATTAGCGCATAGTGCCTTTGGTTTTGCCCTTCATGCAGCAGCCATCGCCACGGGACATCTTACCACCGGAACCCATCTTCTTCATCTTACCACCGTAGGACATCTTACCAACGCCATCAGCGGCATAATCAGGAACCATTTTACCGCTTGGACCTTTAACCATCTTCAGCTTGCCGCCTTTGTCCATCTTCTTGGCGCGATCGCCAGTAAGTTGGCTACCCATAGAATAACGTCCCATCATCACCACTTCTCCTTATCAGCCCAGTATGCTGCAGACATTTTACCCTTGGCAATGTTCTTGCCGTGACGGGCCTTAAAAGACTTACGTTTGGCCTTCATACGGTCCGACTCACCAGCTTTAGGTTTACCAGCGGTACTAGCGCCTTTCTCCCCAAATCTGATAGTCTTAATCTTATCACCCTCTTTGGCCACAACAACGTGTGACTTCTTCGCGTGGTTAGGCGTGCGCTTAGGTTTATTGAACCCAGAAACCCCCGCCCGTGATAGGCGAGAGTCTTTCTTTGATGCGGGTGCCTTAGCCATGCGTTACTCCAGTAGGAGAGTTATAGTAGAACCAGCCCCAGTTAGAGCAGAAACGAAGCACCCATTGTCGGCGAGTATGCCGTCATTAGGTAAGTAAACATCGTTCCACCCAGTAGGGAGGCTTAACTGCAAGAGGATATCCCCCGTTGCGGAGCCGTTCTTTATAGTAAAGGCCGTCGCTGCCGCTCCGTTTACAAGGACACCCTGCAAACGAGAACGTGAGGGGCCAACCACTGTAGTTGGCACCGCTCCTGTAGTGACGTTATATGCACGTACTTCATTACCAGCCATTTAAAGGCCCTCCTATAGAGCTATTATGGACGGATTACTGTGTTAAACGCTTGTGCGTACATTACTGTAATGCGAACAGAACCTGCGTTAGTAGCAGCAGAAGCTGTTACAGTTAAACGCTTGTCTGAAGTTCCAATGTCACCCCATTCCAAGGTTCCACCGCCGCTAATGCCCAGAGCCTTGATACCAACAGTAGTACCTGATGCTACAGCGTTAATAATTGTATTAGCGTTACCACCTACTTCGCCAACGCTAATGTTGGTAGTGGTGTTAGCCGCAGCTACAAGATCAATGATGCAGTTTACGATCTTGGAGTTAGCAGGAATAACAATGTCGGTTACAACCGCTGCAAGTGCGCCACCTGCAAGAGTTTGTACTGTGTCTTGGCACATTACAACGTAACCTACGTTAGCAATGTTGGTGCCCACAGTTGTACCTGTAGTATTCTTAATATTACCGGCCCGGATTGGACCTGAAAAAGTTGTATTAGCCATGTGAGTCTCCTGTCGTGGCAAATGTCAGCCGTATCATACGGTCTGTCAGGGAATAAATTCATAGTACACGAGGTCTATAAAAAAAGAAAGCCCCGCCGAAGCGGAGCCTTCCAAACCGGAGAATGGTTTGAGTTCTAGGAGCTTACGCGCCTTGTGAACCGTAGATACCCAGTGGGTCGGATACGCCGAAGCTGTAACGCTCACGCGCTTTGTAGCGCACGTTGCCAGTATCGAAGTCACCGTCCATGGAAGTAGCCATCGCAGAACGTACGAAGTGCTTCATGCCATTCGGGATGTCAGTTGTAAGGAACCAAGCATCGCCGTCTGTTAGGTAGTGGTTTACACCGTAGCCACCCGGAACCGAACCGTTTGTGTTCAGTGCGTTGATGTCGTTATCAGCTGTACCAACACGAAGCTCTGTTTGAAGCAAACGAGTTGCTACGAACTGTAGAGCTGACGGGATGATGAGTTTCTTAGCGCGAGCTGCGATAAGAAGACCACGTTCGTCAGTGTAAGCTGCGATATCAATGATAGCCTGCTCAAGAGAAGTCTCGTTGAGATCGGCATCAGTGCCCGGACGGTTAGCGTTTACTGCGCCACTAACTGTTGGGTGTGCAGTGTTGAACAACGATACGCCGTCACCAGACTGAAAAGTGGTAAAGCCCGTGTTAAGCAACGAGGCGGCTTTAACCTGCTTGGTGTACGCCATGGCGCGAGCCAAGGCTTTGGTGTAACGTGAGGACAACGAATCGTACAAGTTATCTTCCATCGCTTCTTCAGTGATGGCGAAACCCATAGCGATAGTTTCGTGTGTGTAGCGAGCTGTGAACGACTCTTGCGCATTGTCATACGCAATCGCTGAACCTTCAGCTTTTGTTGGTGCTGCACCGAAACCAGACAACTTGACTTCTTCTTCAAAACTACGTTCTGAGGATTCTGTCTCGTAAATGTCTTCATGCTCGTTTTCGTACTTGCCGTACTCTAAACCAAAGAGGGCGTTAAGACCGGGAAGTAGTTCTTTAAGCGCTTGTGCGCGTGAAATAGCCATGTGCTAGACCTCCTTATAGACCGACAGCGTTAGTCTGACTGCTGTAGCCGGGGTTAAGTTTAACCAAAAGATCAGGGAACGCGTCGCCAATAGGAGATGCGGAGGCCATAATGCGGAAGGCGGCGGTGGTAGTCTTAGTCGTTGCGTCAACAGCGCTTGTAGAGTTACCAAAAGCTGTGTTGCCAGTGGATGTAGACTGAGCAGCGGCGAAGAACGTGTTCGCACCGATGTCAGACTGGTCCATAGCGCCGTCAGCTTGTACTTGGAACAGTACGTTTGGATCGTCTACGACGTAGGCTGTAATTGTTGAACCTGCTGGAGCAACAGTACCGGAAGGGTAATATTGCGAGAAGGTTAACTGGCCTTGTGTGTTGACAAATTCACAACCCATGAACACACCAAGAGAACCAGTTAAGGTTGTACCCGCTGGGAACGCGTTTGTGCCGCCGTCGGCACCGGTTGCAGTTGATAGTGCGATGTAACCATCAGCACCGATATGAACGACTTGACCGTTGAAGAGGTTTGTTGCCTCCCCAGCAGGGTCGATCAGGTACTGGGACGTCGCCCCAGCGTAGGCCATACCGTCGGCACGTTTTACCGGCTTTAGGCCGTAGGGAGCAGCTGTAGTAGCCATGATGCTCTTCCTCCAGATTTATTTACTATTGCAGTAAAGAGCTACTGCTCCTTACCAAATGATTAACGCGAACTGCGCTCTGGTCTTAGCAGAGGCATACGCGGGTCAGATTCACGCATGTAGTTCCTATCGACAGCTTCAGCCTGATTTTGTGCAGTCTCTAGCTGACCATAGATGCGGTCGTCTCTGTCTTGGGTCGGGATAGCACAAAGCAATAACCCACCAACTTCGATGTTGTCCTTAAAACGAGAATCAACATCTGACATGATGTGCAGCTCAGGATATTCATCTGCCTTTACGGGCACATAACCATCACGGAACCTCCCAGAAACATTTGTCATGTCTGCATTACCCAATGTAGATGTGCGAATCCAACGGAAGGAAAGTCCATCGCGTGGTTCGGGGGTAGGCAGCATTGACGAGCGCTTCCAAGGTTTACGACGTTCTCCCGCTTCGCGGGTTTCAGTTGTACGTGGTTTACGATCAGCCATTTTGCATATCCTTCAGCTTTTGCGCCGCATAATCTTTGTTAGACACTCCGAGACGCTTGGCGATTGCGGCCTCAGACGAGGTAATGACAACTTTGTTGCGTGATGCGGAAGTATTTCTACCTCCCGGGGCCACCACGGAGCCAGCCTTACGTTGTGGTTGTCGAACCTCGGGTTCCACGTCCGCAAAGCGATCTGGGTAACGAGACCGTAAAGCCTCATTTATCTTATCATAGTACACTTCACTAGTAGAATCAACGCCAGACTCCAGTAGTTCTTCATGTACGAGCATAGCGTAACGTGTCATAGGCTTATCACGCTGGAACCAATCGTTCTCAGCTACCCATTTCTGCGCTCGCCCATCGGGTTTAGCTACCCGAGGTGCTGCTTGTGGTGCCGGTGCTGGGGCTGATTGATCTTGCAAAGCCGCCTTTGCGGGTTTCCAGTGTTCAACGCGTTCAGACTGCATCTGTAGCTTAGATAGAGCCATCTGCGCTTCTAGAACAGCATCAGCGTCACCAGCTTCGTAGGCTTCTTTATAAGCCCGTTTGGCTGTTGTAAGCTCAGATGCTACGCGTGCCTTAGCCTCATTGACCAATACACCCTCACCCTCGGAAAGGTTCTTGCGTAAACGATCGGCTTCGTTCTTCTGCGACTCAGCATACTGAACTGCGGCTTCCCGTTCGCGCTCGGCTTCTTCCTTGCGGCGACGCTCTTCGTGGTACTCAAACTTCAGCTTCTTGATACGCTTTTGTACCGAGTCGCTGTGCTTTTCGAGTTCCTCGTCTTCTGGGATATCAGCTTCGGCGTCCGCTGCACGGCGTGGACGGCCTTTATCCTTGTCAGGAGTATCGTCTTCGATCTCCACTTCAAAGTCACCGTCGTCGGATACATCTACTTCAACGATGTCTGTTTCGAGTTCTTCGTTCTCGACTACAACATTACTATCTATCATGCGCGTGTATACCCCCGTGGGTCTTCAACTACAGCTTCGACTGTATCATCGTTGATGATGCGAAACTCTTTGTTATCTACCTTAAAGCGCGTACCTGAGTACGAACGGAAGATGATAAAGTCGCCTTCTTCGCACCATGCGCCGTTGGGGAACCGGTCTTTATCCGTATAGGCTTCTGTGCCCACACTGATAACGTACCCGATAATGGAAGCAGTCTCTTCCATATGTTTTATTGAGTCCGGCATATAGACGCCGCCCTCTGATTTTCCGTGTAATTCTGGGATTGCGATGAGGAGTTTGTAGCCTTTAGGTTCTGGCAGCTTTGCCAGTACGTTCTCGTCATCCACCTTCAAGTTGGTAGCGTTCATCTTAGTCTCCTGCAGTGATTAAAGGCTCACAGCGCCCTTTGCGTGGGTCAATCCACGTTATGAGGTATTTCTACACGTATGATGTTTAATCATCAACGTATCTTTTTTCGATGTCTTTAACCTCGGCACGTACGATACTAAGGGCCTCGTACTTCCCGACAAGTTTCCAGTAGGTTTCTTGGTCCTTGGCACCGCCCTCGGCTAGATGCTCCTGTATGGATATGCGGCTTTCGTCGATACGCGCCAGTACAGTGTGGAAAATATTATCAGCCATCTAAATCTACCCTCTCCGCGACTTCCATAGCCAGTCTAACTGCAGATTCTTTCTGGTCAGTCTCAAGTTCAGCCACTTTAAGCGCGATGCGTGCTGCCTCTTTCTCTTCTTCAGAGGTAATACGTTCTTGCTGCAAGCGAGCGTTCTCTTGCTTGGCCATAGCGTCCATATCGAGCTTCAGCTTGTCCATCTCGATCTTGTGCTTCAGCTCGGTCTCTTTAATCATCAGCTCACGCTGTTGGATTTGAGTGAGCGGATCAGCCTGCTGTTGTGCAGCTTGTTCTGCAGCGGCTTCGGCTTGGTCCTTCTTGAACAGCTTCTCTGCTGCTTGCGCGACCAGACGTGACACTTGGAGTTCTACATCTTCTGGTAGCGGTGCTTCTGGGTCTGGGAGTTCCACACCGAGCTGTTTCTGTATCTCTACACGATACTGCAGGGCTACGTGCTCTGTAATGTGAGACATCATAGCGGACTGAATTGCGCTTGCGAACGGCGATTGCCCAACGATCTGCTGGATTTTCGGGTCTTGCATAGCCATCATGTGTGTCTGGATGTGGGCCTCGTGGTCCTGATATGCGAAAGCCTTTACCGGCTCCTGCTTCAAGATAGCCATGTTTTCCGTCACTGGGTCGGCAGGTTTGATGTCTTCCGGCAGCTTGATGATATCCTCGGCATCCTTAATACCCAGAACTTCGAGCATCTGGCGGTGCAGTTTACCCATATCGTACATCTGTGGTGCTTGCTGGGACAACTGTAGCGCAGCTTGATACTGCATGATGCGCTGTGCCATTGTAGCCGCGTTAGGGTCAGACACCGGAATTACGTCCACTCGACCATCAAAGTCGGAGATACGGTCAGCAGGCTCGTCCATCTCGTAAGCGTACTCTGCGGGCATATAGTCATGCACAATTCGTGCCAAGATACGTAGCTCTTGCTTCATTGCAGCGTGGAGACGGGCTTGAATCCCAGACATCACCTGCATTGAACGCTCCATTAGGGCTAGAGTCGTTCCTACGGGGGCCTGAGCGCTTATATCGCCTATTTGGATGTCACCCACCGCACCAATGCGTCTACCCTCGTCTACGACGTTCCCAAGCAGTGAGTATAGCACGCTTGATGGTTCTTTGTAGGGTAGGGGCACAATCGCGTCCTTGATCGTACCAGCGGGCACGTCAACGTCTCTGAACTCACCCGGCATGATTGGGGTGTTATCCCCAGTAATACGCATACCACGGGCCTTAAAGCCTGCAGGTAGGTTGGAGAGTGTACCTGCGTCGATCAACTGGCGCATGATAGAAGTAGCAGATTTGGTCAAACCACCAAGTGTGTGGATGAGGCCCGTGCCGTAGAAGCCCATTCCGGGTAGGTAAGGGTAGTGAACGACGTGCATGCGCTTCTCGCGCTTCATGTCTTCCTCGTACCAATTACGGCGGATAGCCAATACAATACTGGAGGATTTGTCGATTGTAACCACGTATGGCAGTGAAACACCGTCTATATCGTCAAACGGCTCCGGCAAGTCCAAGTCTACGTGCATCTCTAGGAGCGTGTGGCGAGGATCATCGGAGAATGTAGGCTCAGAGCCTTCCAGCTCGTTGTACTTATCTTCAATGTCGGAGGTCTCAGAAGTGGCAGCGGGTAGTTCGATATCACGGTAGAAACCGTTTACCTGCAGCTTCAGGATTTCTTCCGATGTACGCTTCATAACGTGCGTAAACCGTGGTGCTGTGCGGAGATTCGATGATCCGTGGGACACTACAAGGTCTTCTGCAGGTACAAACTGTGCCACAGGGCGCTCGGTGAGGGGATCAAAGTAGATTTTCTTGAACGCGGAGCCCGCCATTGGCAGTTTGAACAGCATTTGCTCCATCTCGTCGCGGTAATCAGGCATCCGCTCGGTAATCAAGTAGTTTAGTTCGGTCTCGACGCGTTGAGCCTGCTCAAACTTCTCAGGTGTCAACTTACCCATGATCTTGCTGCGGACTGGTCCAGCAGCGGGCATAAGCTCGCCCATAGCTTGTGCTTGGAACTTTATAACCGCTTCAGTCATCATAGGGTGGTAGACCCCTGACGCGCCATTCCACGGCTCTGTACGCTCTTCGACCTTCATACCAAGCAGGTCCATGCCCTTGATGTAGGCGTTAGCCCACTCACCGCGAGAGGATCGGTCGGATGAGAAGTTCTCTATCAGTTCGTTTGCAAGGGACTCAAGTTCGCCCTCGTCGATAAACTCTGCGAGGTTGGAGTCGTGCTCGACTTCGTCTTCAGAATCAAAGCCTTGACCAAAGTCTACTACGACAGACCCATCGTCCATTTCTATCTCTATTGTCTCGGGGTCTTCTACTACGACCGTTAGCTCGGGGGCTAAGGCGTCCTCGGCAATGCCAAGTATGTCGCTAGGTTCCATAGGTTTTTCGACTGCCATGATATGCCTCGTTATAAGCGTTTGGACGCACTATAGCAGATATAGTGCCAAAATTGAAATACCCCATCGTAGTGTGGGGACACAACGGACGAGGGAGGTCGTACACATAATGCCCCCACGGACGCTACCAACGTCCAGTATGAGATATACTGTAAACTTGTACCTGTGTCATCCCTGTCAATAGTACGCCGCTTTACGACGTAGATAAGAGTCATCTTCCTGCATATCCGTTGGTAGCCGGATAAATCCACCCTGACGGAACCGTAGCAGTGCCATCACTGTGCTGTCCACCAAGTCATCGTTCGACATAAACGGAAACCCAGCCACTTCTTCCACCAGCTCGTCTGCCCAGCGTGTCGCCGGTACCCAGACCATGCCCGAGGATATGATATCTGACACAGAGTTCAGGCGTGCGAGCTTGTCGCCGGTCCCACGGTGCGGTGTATATTCTGATACTGGCAGGCCCATGCGCCGCATCTCTTGGTAGAGTGCCACACCGGAGCTTTTCTTCTCCACGATGAACGCGTCAGGCTCCCACCTGTTGTACTCGTCCATAGCTAGTTGTTTTAACTCAGGAAATTCCAGTCGTTCTTTTATGGAGTCCAGCAGCATGATGTTGTGTGCCCCGGTCTCCTCGTTGAGGAACACACCCCACGACGTGAGCGCGGTGTAATCGGCGCGGTTATGCTTCTCTGCTGCCGCGTCAAGGGACATAATTATGTATTCTACGTGGGGCATCGCATCATTTGGCCAGATGTTCCACCATTCACGCTTGACAATCGACGCTTCTTCTGAAGTCGGCTGCTGTTGGTACTGCGAGTTCCATTGGAACGCAGGCATGGATGCTTTTGTGCGTAGTAGTGCTTCTAAGTCGAAGAACTCAGGCCACAGCGGCTTCTGTATAGGCTTACCGTCGGCATCTTCCGAGTCGAGGATTGCAGGGAACTCAACTACTTCGTACTGGTCAGACAGTTCGTTCTTGACCATATCGCCAATAACACGCCCTGATAAATCATCTTGGTGCCATCTAGTCTGCACGATAGCCACGCGACCACCCGGCATTAGTCGAGTACGCGCCCCGAAGGTGAACCATTCGTAGGCTTTTTCGAAGACCGCGAAGTTCCCGTTGATGACGTCTTGCTCTGAGTGGGGGTCGTCAACAAGTAAAAGGTCAGCACCACGGCCCGCAAGCGCAGAACCAATACCACACGCAAAGTACTCTCCTCCGAAGTTCGTGTTCCACCGCCCCGCAGACTTACTGTCCACCGCGAGCGAGACCTCTGGGAATATGGATTTAAACTCTTCCGTGGAGATTAGGTTACGAACTTTACG